CTTTCCTTCCTTTATCTCCCCGATGCAGTCGAAGCTGCACGAAGACAGTCCTTTTACAGCCAGACCAGTCCAGAGCTAACCCGATGGCAACCAAAGGTGTCAAAAGGTTACGAGGGGCAACCAAACCAAGGCTTCAATCAGTACCTTTGAAGGGCGAGAATAAACTTCAAGACGTAAAGGATCTCTGTGAAATACTTCAGACCCCACTTTTACCGTGGCAAGAGTATGTACTCAAGGACATGCTTACCGTGGACAAGAATGACATGTGGGTAAGACGTACCTGCCTCGCCCTCCTGTCGAGACAGAATGGCAAAACTCATCTAGCTCGAATGCTTATACTTGCCCACCTATTAAAATGGGATAGCAAGAACGTCCTTATCATGTCATCGAATAGAGGCATGGCTTTAGATACCTTCCGACAAGTCGCTCACGCATTGGAGTCAAATGACCATCTCAAGGGATTCGTTAAACAGATCCGCTACGCTAATGGAACAGAAAGCATTGAAATGTTTGACGGAACAAGGCTCGATGTTGTTGCTGCAACTAGAGACGGCTCTCGCGGAAGAACTGCGGATTTTCTCTACATTGACGAGCTCCGAGAAATCAACGAAGAAGGATACCGAGCTGCTATTCCAACGACTAGAGCGCGCCCAAATTCTCAGACGCTTCTTACTTCAAATGCAGGAGACGCTTTCTCCACAGTATTAAACGGCATGAGAGAAAGAGCTTTAGATAACCCACCTAAGTCTTTTGGATTCTATGAATACAGCGCGCCACAGTATTGCAAGATAACAGACCGAGCAGCATGGGCTCAAGCAAACCCTGCACTCGGCTACACGATCACGGAGGAAGCCCTTGAAGAAGCAGTTGCTACTAGCCCGATTGAAAACACTCGAACTGAGTTGCTATGTCAATGGATTGACTCTCTTAGCTCTCCGTGGGCTCATGGAGTCCTTGAGGATACGAGCGACGCAACACTCACGATTCCTGTGGGTGGTTATACGGTCTTTGCATTCGATGTGTCTCCATCTCGCCGTAATGCAAGTTTGGTTGCTGGGCAAATACTCCCAGATGGTCGCATCGGCATTGGAATCCTACAAACGTGGGAGTCTCAAGTAAGTGTGGACGACCTTAAAATAGCGGCTGACATAAAGGGTCATGCGGATCTCTACCGTCCACGGCAAATTTGCTTTGACAAATATACTAGCCAGTCGATTGCAGACCGCCTCTCTAATGCTGGGCAGATGTGCGTTGATATATCTGGAGCTGCCTTTTATCAGGCGTGTACGGATCTCAATGACGCGCTCAACAGTCATAGGCTCGTTCACTCAGGGCAGGAAAATTGGATTCAACAAATGAACAACTGCGCCGCAAAAACCAACGACAGCTCTTGGAGAATTGTAAAGCGCAAATCTGCTGGCGATGTATCGGGAGCCATCTCGACAGCAATGGTTGTACACATGCTAAACAAACCACAACAGGTAGCGGCAATTTACTCGGAATGACCTACATGTAGTGTATAATTGCCCTCTATGGGTCTCTTTTCGCGTAAGCCACAAATTATCGAAGCGCAAAACGCTCCGCAAGTAATGTCTGACTCTTACCTGACTTATGGTAACTATTTTCCCGTAGCTGTAACTCGTACTCAGGCACTTCAAGTCCCAGCAATCAAAAGATGCCGTGATTTAATCTGCGGAACGATTGCCTCAATCCCTTTAGAGTATTACAAGAAATCAACTGGCGAGCATATTGCTGCACCTCGCTGGGTAGAACAACCTTCTAAATCACAACCACGATTTGAAACTATTTATTTTACTCTTGACAGCCTTCTCATGTTTGGGGTCAGTTATTGGTTAATTACCGAGACCTATATTGAAGACGGAAGAATGGCTAATGCAGAATGGGTTAGCAATAGCAGAGTAACTTTTAATACAAACTCAACTAACAGTTATGTAACCGAGTACTACCTTGATGGCGTTCCATTGCCTATGTCTGGACTTGGTTCGCTTATTACTTTTCAAAAAGATGAAGGAATCTTGGCTGTTGGTGGTACAACTATTAAGGCAGCACTTGACGCGCAGCATTCTGCAAGCATCGCACTAGCTACGCCCTCTGCGACTGGCTTCCTAAAAAATACAGGTGCGGATCTCCCACCTAACGAAGTATCTGGATTGTTAGCAGCTTGGAAGCGCGCTCGAAATAACAACGGAGTCGCGTATTTAACTTCTACGATTGACTTCCAGACTATTGGCTTCAGCCCTAAAGATATGGGCTACAACGATGCCATACAAAACCTTGCCACGGAATGCGCCAGACTTTGTTCCGTTGATCCTTATTATGTAAGCGCTTCGCAAAACACAACCATGACTTATGCGAACGTACAAGATGAACGAAAGCAAATGGTTGCTTTTACTCTGCAACCTTATGTATCCGCTATTGAGTCAAGACTCAGCATGGACGACGTGAGCACCACGGGGCATTATGTAAAATTTGCGTTAGACGACTCATTCTTACGCACAGAGCCAATGGAGCGTTTGCTCGTACTAGAGAAGATGCTTGCTCTTGGCTTGATTACAACTGAACAGGCAATGGAAATGGAAGATTTATCTCCTAACGGAAGCGAGAGCTAATGGAAACCCTATACATCGAAGCATCATCTATTGAATGCTCAGAAGAACGTCGCGAAATCTCAGGCAAGATTGTTCCGCTTGGCACAGGCGAAGTTGGACACACTAATCTTGGCGCATATACATTTGCAGCCAATTCAATTGAGATTGCAGATCCATCTAAGATTCGTTTGTTGTCACAACATAATTTACAAAAGCCAATCGGCAAAATGATTAGCGCAGAAACACGCACAGATGGAATTTACGCTACGTTCAAATTGAGTCGTAGCACAGCAGGTAACGACGCTTTAATTATGGCTCAAGAAGGTCTCGTTACTGGACTTTCAATCGGGGCTGAAATTCTTGCATCAAAGCCTTCAAAAGATGGATACACAGTCGTCTCATCAGCGCGCCTCAAAGAAGTTTCTTTAGTCACCGTTCCCGCATTTGCGTCGAGCGAAATACTAGAGATCGCGGCAGAGGAAATTCTCCCTGTCGAAGAAACCAAAACAGAAAGCGAGACAGTCGTGGAAGACACAACAGTCGAAGCAACACCAGTAGAAGCCGCGGCTGTGGAAGCTGCTCGCCCTACAATTACAGCAATGGCGTACACAACACCGCGCCTTAACCTAAATATCACAGCTGGCGAATTCGCAAAGGCTCAGCTAAACGCATCACGCGGCGACGCAGATGCACGTGAACTTGTAGCAGCACTTCAGGTTGCAACAGTCGCAGAGAACACAGGAATGGTTCCACCTACATACCTTCGCGATGTAATCGGTATCATTGACTCATCACGTCCATTTATTGACAGCATCGAGCGCGCAGCACTTCCGCAAAGTGGCATGAAGGTGTTCACTCCTAAGCTCGGAACTCAGGCAGCAGTCGATTTGACAGCAGAGGGTGCAGAGTTTGCATCAGCAGACACAACAGTAACCTTCCAAGAAGACACAGTTGTTAAATTTGCAGGAGCTGGAAAGCTCGACCTCGAACTCGTTGATCGCTCTGATCCCAGCTTCCTAGATTTGTATCTACGCGAGTTGGCTGCATCATACGCACAGAAGACAGATGCTTATGCTTCAAAGATTGCAGCAGATGGATCAGCAGATTCTTCTTCATCAACAATCTATAAGGCACTTGCTAAGTCAATCGCTGACTCATACGCAATTATGCGCCAGACACCTAACAACCTTTTGGTTGCAACTTCAGGTGGAAACGACGATGTTGATTACGCTGGTCTTCTTGGCGCAGTTGATACAACAGGTCGTCCTCTTTACGCAGCAGCAGCATCTCAGAATGCTAACGGTCTTATCACACAGGGTTCAACAAACGGAACAGTCGCAGGACTTAATCTCGTAGTTGATCCAAATTATGCAGGTGGAACAGCTGGCATAAAGGTCGGTCTTGTTTATCCTACAATGGCAATGCGATTCCACGAAAGCGGAACGCTCCAGATTCGCGCCAATGTTGTAGCCAATGGTCAGCTTGAGATTGGCATCTACGGATATGTTTGTGTAGTTAATCGCTATCCAACAGCATTCCGTGCAGTACAAGTTGCTTAATAAGTAACACCTTAAGTCGCTCAGAGGGGCTGCCAGAGCCCTTGCAGTCCCTCTGAGTCTTTAGAAAGGATAACCATGGCTACCACATCGGTCGCAACTCTCAAGACAGCACTTGGCGTTGGAAGTTTGTATTCTGACGCTTTGCTTCAAGAGGTCTGCGATGCTGCCGATAATGTCATGTTGCCTTTTCTATGGAAGAACGACGTACCGATTGTTGCGCATAGCAGCAATTCAACAATAGGCACTCTTTACTTTAATGAGCCAATTGCAGATATTTTTTACGTGGGTCAATCTGTAACTATAGCCAATTCAGGCAGCCGTTTTAATGGGACTAAGACAATCACAGGCGTAAGTGAGTATTCGTTCACGATTACAATTACAGCTGGAAACAACAACCCATACCACGCTATCCAGCCATTCGGTACAGCCTCAGCAGAAACTTATACAAGTTACTCAACAGTCCCAGCAATTCAAGAAGCAAGTTTAATGATCTGTATTGACATTTTCCAGAGCCGTCAAGCGCCCTCATCTGGAGGCGTATCTATTGACGGATTTACTCCATCGCCTTATCGCATGGGCAACACTCTCTTGGCACGTGTACGAGGTCTCTTGGCTCCATACCTCAGCCCTAATTCAATGGTGGGCTAATGGCAGCCATAACAACACTTCGCACAACCATTGCCAATGCTCTTGTAGATAATACAAAGTATTCAACTTTTGCATTTCCACCTGCAATGCCTGTTCCTAATAGTGTTGTCGTAGCACCTTCATCTGGAGATTATTTAGTGCCTAGCAATAACCAATGGGCAACCGTTGGTCCAATGGCTAACCTTGAACTGCGCATGTACGTTCCCTTGCTAGACAATCAAGGCAACCTCAATGGCATCGAGGACATAATGGTTGCGGTATTTAATAAGCTCGCAGCTTCTACCATCAAGTTTAATGTTGGCTCAGTTACCAATGTCGGCTCAATCGAGACCGCCGCGGGTGACTTTCTTACGGCTACCATTAACATCTCGACACTCACGGAATGGACATAACATGACCGATCTCGCACAATGGGAAAAAGAAAACGCTGACTTCCTGACAAAAATCGGTCAGGTTGATTCAGCTCCAGCAGCAACAAAACCAACTACAAAGAAAGATGAGGAATAACCAATGGCAATTTTCTTAAACAATAAGGTAGGATTTAAGATTGCTACAGTCAATCTTTCTGATCACGTAACAGCTTTTCAGCTCAATAGAGTCGTGGACGCCTTGGAGGTAAGTGCCATGGGTGATACAGCTCACAAATTTGTGGCTGGACTCGCTTCAGATACCATCACAGTAACCTTCCTAAACGACACAGCAGCAGGTAGCGTTCTTGCAACGCTTCAGTCTGCATTTGGATCAACAGTTGCTTTCCAAGCTATTCAGGATACAAGCGCGGGAGTTTCAGCAACAAACTTACTTTATTCTGGTACGATTTTTGTGGACAATCTTACAGACATCAACGGCGCAGTCGGAGATGAAGCAATGATTGACATTACCTTTACATGCAACAGCAAGACTGCTTACGCATCAACAGGTACTTGGACATAATCTAACAAAACAAAGGGGCTACAAATGGCAAAGCTAAAAGTAACAAAGACAGATGGCACAGTAACTGAATACGAAATCACACCCTTGCTTGAATATAGTTTTGAGCAGTTTGCAAAGAAAGGCTTTCATAAAGCCTTGATTGAGGATCAGAAGCAGTCGGACATCTATTGGTTATGTTTTGAAGCAAGCCGTCGTGCAGGTGAGCACCCTAAGCCTTTTGGCGATGGATTCTTGGAGACTCTCAAGTCAGTTGAGGTCTTAGAATCTGACCCTTTAGCCTAAGGCTGGAAAAGAACTCCATCACCTATCTCGCAGCTCGCTTGAGCTACGAATACGGAGTTCCTTTCCAATCCATTGTCGAGCTTTCGCCAATGGCTTTCAAGGCACACATACAAGTCCTTAGGGACTTAGCGAAGGAGCAAGCGAATGCCAGTAAAACTGCAAGGCGCCGTCGCCCTTCGTAAAGCTCTGAATAAGTTTGAGCCTGACTTGGCAAAAGAAACAACTAAAGAAATTGCTTCTTTTGTTAAACCTATTGCTCGCAATGCTAGGGGCTTTGTACCTACAAACGAGTCCATGCCTTCTGGCTGGCTTAAGCAACCCGACGCTAAAGGCAGATGGGCTTCTCGTTACTTTGATTCTGGAGAAGTAAAAAGAGGAATCTCAGCTAAATCCACACCTAGCAAGGCAAACAACAAAGGCTTTAGAGCCTTGGCTTCTGTGTTGAATAAATCTAAGGGTGGATACATCTACGAGCTTGCAGGTCGTACTGCTGGAATCACAGGTAACTTTAGCCCTAAACTCGGCGGCGAAATTAAAGGTAATTCGCCTCGACTTCGTGGTCGCCTTATTTTTCGTTCATTCGAGCAAGATCGCGGTAAAGCAACAGCTGGCGTTCTTAAAGCAATTCAAAAGAGTGCATCTAAATTTAACGCTAGGAGCACGGTGTAATGGCAGATTTAAGAGTAGATATAGCAGCCGAGTTCACAGGCAAAAAAGCATTCAAAGACGCTGGGGTTGCAACCAATACATTAAACAAATCTGTCTTAAGACTTGCTAGAACTTTTGGTCCAGCAGTATTAGGTGCCGCTGTTATTAAGTTTGGTAAAGACGCTGCTCAGGCTTTTATCGAAGATCAGAAGCAAGCCACACGCCTAGCGGTGGCGGTTAAGAACTTAGGGCTTGAATTATCTAACCCTGCAATCAGTAGTTATGTGGACAACCTTTCTAAAGCATCTGGCGTCGCAGACAGTCAGCTTCGTCCAGCGCTACAGGCTTTGCTTACCACGACGGGCTCAGTTACAGAAAGCCAAAAGTTATTGCAACTTGCGATTGACACCTCAGTCGGTAGTGGCGTCGAACTTACTCAGGTCGCTCAGGATTTGGCTTCTGCCTATGTGGGCAAGACTAAAGCCCTTGGCAAATACAATCTTGGATTAACTCAGGCAGAACTTAAGACTGCCAAGTTCACGGATTTACAACAGAAACTTAACGACCAATACAAAGGCGCTAATGCTGCATTCCTAAACACTTATGCTGGAAAGATGCAAGCCCTTGGCGTGGCAGCAGGTGAAGCATCTGAGCTAATCGGTGGAGCCCTTATTGACTCACTTATGAGTCTCAGCGGATCAGCAACCTTGCAGGATTTGATTACTCAGATTGACGATTTAGCCAATAAGACCGTGGGCTGGATTGACCAACTCACAGAGGGCATTCTTATAGTTAAGGCTATTGCCGAGAACGCTAACGGCATGGGTATCCTTGGTCTAATCATTAACAAGGATCAGTTAAGCCGAGACATTCAAGCAGCTCAGGTAGATGCTTACAATAAGATGCTTCGCCGCAATAAAGATAAAGCCTTTGCTGGAGTTGTTACCCCTGCTCAAAGTGCTGCTGAAAAGAAGGCACAAGCCGATGCAGCTAAGCGAGCCAAGGATATTGCAGCTGCTCAAGAGAAGCAGACTAAAGAACTGAAGAAGCAAGCCGCGCTTAAGAAGGCTGGGACAGTCTTTGACTTAGCTCAGATTCAAATTATTGCTGCGCTTAAAGGCAAGATTACAGAAGATGACAAGATTCGCCTACAGGCTCAGGCTGCAATCCTTAACGGCAACGACGTTCTCGCATCTGC